TAATAGATGATAAAGGTATTATTAATCTTTCTACTGCTGATATGCCTACAAGAAAAGCAGGATCAATTGAAGAACCACGTACATTAAAAAATTTAACGGCAGAAGAACTAGCTCCTTTTACAAACACAAATGTTATTGATGTGTTTCAAAAATACCGTGACGGTGTAATTAGAAGGGTAGAGTATGGAAAAAGATTTGGTAAAGAAAATGAATTAAGGGATGTGATGTTTGCCAAGATAGAAGAAGAGGCTAATGCAAAAGGATTACCTTTAACAAAAAAAGAAAAAGAGCGAATGATTAATATTGGTCAAGCTTTACAAAAACAATACAAGCCAATTGAAAATAATTTTTTACGTAAACTTAATGCAGGTTTAATTAGTTATGGTTATGTTTTAACATTACCGTTTGCTACAATCTCTTCTTTGAGCGAGCCTTTCTTAGTTCTTTCAAGAGGCGGAACAGGACCTGCAATTATAGCAAAAAGTTTAGTAAGTGGTATGAAAGGTATTGTACGTAGTGTGTTCCCACGTTTTCCACGAGATGAATTTGATAGGGCTGTTGCTGATATAGGTTTAGGATTAGAGGCAGCTGTTATTGAAAGACAAGCAGATGCTTTTGGTGGTGGACAAGATACAAATAAATTTACAGAAAAGTTTTTTAGATTTAACTTTCTTTCTCAGTTTACTAGATGGAATAGAATGCTAGCCAATGCATCAGGTCGCAACATGGTGTTTAGTAATGCAGGTTTTTTATCTGATAACATGGAGAGAAGAAGATTAACAAGTGTAGATCAATTACCTGACACGGGTCGTTTTAAAATATATCAAGAACAACTACGAGAGCTTGGAGTTAATCCGCAAGACGCTGTAGATTTTGTTAGATCTGATATGTATAGAAAAAAAAGAATAGATCCTGAAACAAATGATTATGCTTACAAAGATACAGACTTCTATCAAAACCAAGTAAGACTAGCGGGTGTTAGATATGTCAATGAAGTTGTTATGAACCCACGTGCAACGACAAGACCTATGTGGATGTCCGATCCAAAGCTTGCTATCTTTGCACAGTTAAAAGGTTTCCAAGTAGCCTTTTCAAACACTGTTCTTAAACGTTGGTACAAAGAAATGTTTCAGCAAGGTTTTTATAATGGCGTAGCAAATGGTGCTAAGTATGCAGCTGTTGGATCAGTGATGGTAGTGGCAGCAATGCTTGGTAATGAACTAAGAGAGACGGCTAAGTTTGGACCAAAAGGCAACCCCCGATATAAAGATGAAACAGATTTTGAAGCCGTTAAAAGAGCAATGGAAAGAACAGGATTGCTTGGGCCAGTGCAGTTCTTAATAGATGCAGCACGAGCAGAGCAGTATGGATCAGGACCAGTCGAAGCATTGATGGGCCCTATTGTTACAAGACTTGTTAGTTACCTGGAAGGGATAGCTGACGTATTAACGAAAGACGATAAGAAAAAAATTGTAAGAGAAATAGTAAAATCTATTCCCTTTATATCAGCCAACGTAGGCGGATCACGGGACAGGGTTTACGAAGCATTAGGCGTTGAATCTACATTTGGACAGAAAGCAGGGCTAGACTTTAGTGTTGATTCCTTTAGTATAGAAGATTAAAAGGATAGTATATGGGATTTTGGAAAGATTTATTTAGCGGTGGCAGTAAAAAAGAACCGGCTACAAAAGCACAAGTTAATCGAGCATCTGAACAAATTTCAGGGATGGTTGAGAACCGTGATCTATTACAAGATAAAGCACCCGTTCAGGTCAACTCGAAATTTTCAGATTTTTTAGAGAGAAACAGGAGAGAAGATGGCTCTTATAATTCTGCTGCTCAAGCTATTATAAATCAATACGACGATGGACGTAGCAACTATCAAGTGGCTATGGAAGATATAAAAAATTCTCCTGGTGGAAAAGAAGCATTTAAAAAAGCTTTTCCTAATCCTTTAGTTAAAGTTGCGGAAGGTGTTGGTAATTATATAAAAGGAGGAGGTATCCTTGGTATTCTTCCTAACCTTATAAGTAATGTAAATGAAAAAGTAGGTGGTATTTTTAACAATGAAACTCCAGCAACAGATATGGGAACACGAATGAGTCAAATGGATTATGAAAGTGCTAATCCTCAAGCGTATAATATATATGGGGGAGGCAGAGATATGGGAACAATGGATACTCCAACTTCAAATGTGATGACTGAAGAAGAAGCAATTGCTGCTAGCGGTTTTCCTGCTTCAGAATTTGCAACAGCAGGCATAGCCAACCCTGAGTTAATAAACGCAAGTTCATTGTTAAATTTTGAAGACTTGTTAAATTATAATGCAAACGATGTGCAGGATATTATTAATTCTTTTAAAGATAATAAAGGATTTGATGTTCAAGATAATCAATTACAATATAATTTAAATGCTGGTCCAGGTAAATTTCAGTTTGGTATAGGACCAAACACCGCCGGTATAAATTTTAACTTACCCTTTGGTGCATAATGTTAACGATGCGTGATTGGATATGGGTAGCCTGCATAGTAGGCGGCATAGCCTTCACCAACGGGATGCTTTCATCACGGGTCACGGCTCTCGAATCACAAATAAAAGATATAGATATGTTGCGTATTGATGCAAGACTAGCTGTCATTGAATCACAAGTCATACAAATAAACGAAAAATTAAATTAAGTATTATTTAATACAAACATATTAGATTCTAAACACCAAGTCTGAACAAACACAGGATTGATTCCTTGTTCTGCCGCAGTATTATATAAAACATTCTCTATATCAACACGTCTAGCTTCACACTTAGGTTCATCAAACCACAGTTCCGCAGTATGTTTAACGGAAGGCATACCGGGCATGGACACCATAGAAATTAATAACCAAATCTTAATCATGAGAAGATGATAAGATTATTCTACACCATTTATCAAGTTCTTTTTCCGTCATATCGCCCTTCATAAGGTTATACCTATAACAAACTAGCTGAATATTACTTAAAGTATACAATTTTAAATCGTTATTAATTCTATCAATAGATACGTTAGTGTTAACTTTTCTTTGTCCTTTTAGATGTGTAAGCAAGACTCCTGTTTTAGCACATCTATAATTTTGTTTTTTAAATAGATTTAATAAATCATCAACGGTTAAATTAGGATCAACAGGATGCCTGTTTTTACTTTTAGGATTTTGCACATCTTTTAACCAGTGATTAAAAAACTTACGTGGATCTGCACTTATTGCAGCTTTATCGCTGTCACCTTTTCCATCAATCCAACGTGTTTTATTATGTTTACTAGAACAAACTTTGCACCAAGACTTACGGCCATCTATTTTATTTTCTTTTTTTCTATCAAATTCTTCTAAACGTTTATACGTATTACAACGTGTACAAGTCTTATCGACAATCACTTAGCCTCGCCCCAAGAGGGACCTTCTTCTAGATCAATTACACTTGGCACTTTTAATTCAATGCAGTGTTCCATTATCTCTTTGATTTTACTAGCTTCTTTAGGTGATTCAAAAGATAAATCTAGTTCATCATGTACTTGAATCAAAGGTAAGAAACCTTCTTGATACAATGTAACCATAGCTTGTTTAGTTTGATCTGCCGCTGATCCTTGTATCAATCTATTCAATGCTTTGTATGTCCATCCTCTTTTTATTCTAGTGAACCCACCGTACTTACGCTCCGCTTCTTCTTTAGGAAGAGGAAAGCCGGCACCAAACTCTAAAGGTTCCCATAAATCAAAACGACATTTACGTCCTTTAATGGTTCTAATAAATCCTATATCACTTGCTCTTTTCATAGCGTTCTTTGTTAACTGTTTAACAAAAGGAACGTTGGTGTGATATTTAGAAAACAATTCCTCTGCCTCAAACTCAGTGAGACTCAACTCATTAGCAAGTTTAGCTTTACCCATACCGTACATCATACCGAGATTAATTGTCTTAGCTTGCTTACGTTCAATGCCTGCCATGTCTGCTACCGTTTGATGAAAGTCTATGTTACCTGAGTTGTATCCTTCTACTAAATGATCAGCTCCTTCTAAATTTGTAATAGATGCATAGTGCACTAACAGTCTAGGTTCTTGTTGACTATAGTCAAAACATCCCCACTTTTGTCCTTCTTCAGGAATAAATAATCTTCTAATAAGTGGACCTATGTCTTTGTTACGAGCAGGGATTTGTTGCAAGTTGGGGTTCTGCATACTCAACCTACCAGAGATTGTACCTCCCTGCTCATTTCTCATTTGATTGATTTCAGCGAAAATCCTCCCTCCGTTCTCGTGCTTGAGGATACTGTCAATGAACGTGGTTCTTGCCTTATTAATTTCACGAGCCTCCACCACCATTCTTGCAATAGGATTGCTATGATTTGACAAAAAGTCTTTGTCAAATTTAGGCTGGCCAGACTTCGCAGTTCTCTCATAAGATATTCCCGCTGCATCAAACGCTTTAGCGACAGATGTCGGAGTCCAAACATCAACGTGGACATTTGTACTCTCATGGATTTTTTTAAGTATCTTTTTCTCTGTAGCAAATAAAGTTTTCTTTGTTCTCTCTGCGTGATCAACATCTACTCTCACTCCCTTCTTTTTCATTTCAAATAAAACAGGAAATAAATCCGTTTCTAATTTGAACACATCTAATAAGTCTTGTCTAATTATTTCTCTCTTTAAAATATCCCATAACTTTAAAGTTAAAGCTGCATCTTGCTCAGCATACGGGCCAACATACATAGGTGGTAACTTCCACATCTCTGTCTTTGCATTAACACCCCAACTCTTTGCCGCTTCATATAAAGCTGACTGAGATTTTTTTTCTCCTGCATATTTTTTTCCTAACTCGTCTAAAGAAAAACGCATGGGACTATTCTCATTTACAATAGGCCCTGCTATCATTGTGTCAATAATACGACCATGTACTTTTAATCCCATTTGATGTAGCCACCCTACATCATAGATAGCATTGTGAAATATTTTATCACAAGGAAGTTCTAGAATTTTTTTAAGTTGTCTTGTAAAAACTTTTTCATCTAAGTTACCTCCGCCTTCATGGCGAATAGGAAAGTAACCACACCAACCTTCGACAGCTATAGCTACACCAATAACATAACCTTGGCTAACAGCCCATCCTGGACCTATGCCCGTGTTTAATCCTATGTCTCTTGTTTCTAAATCAATAGCAATTTGTTTTGCGTCTGATAAATCCGGTACTCTTTCCGGAGGAGTCCACTCACTTGGTGGTTGAAATAATGGTATCTGAGTCATCTTCATTGTCCTGTATCTCACCCGCAATTGCTGCATATCCCGCCATGTCTATGTAACAATCCTTCGTGGGTCTATGTTTAATTCTTGCTACCTTTACTAGGAGCATACATATCGCTACATCATGTGCCGATATTTCATAATCTAAATAGGAAGACCAAAGCTTAGCAATGTTCTTATGGTTCTGATACTTATCACCATAGTCATGTTGACGTTGACCAGTTACTATCTTTGCTGCAGTATCTAGATATTCTCTACTGTTCATTTCTTTCTCCTTTTTAATGGTTTCTTTAGTGCTTTAGCTAAATGTCTTTTTCCTTCTCCTTTTTCACTTTTTAATGGTTGAGGTCCACCTCCACCCGTTCCACGTCTTTTATAATTTGCTTTGGTTTTATGACCTATGCCACTCATACTTTCTCCTTATCGTTGATAGATTTTAAATCATTTCTCATAAGTTGTAAATCAAGTAATAGTAACTTCATTTCCTTGTCTACTTTTTCTCTATTTAATCTAGGTAATTCAGCCCTTATTCTCCTTACCTGTTTCTCTGTAACATCTAATTGTTTCAATGCTGTTTCAATTGTAAACACTATGACCTCCAAAACATTTCTGTGAATTCCTTATCGGTTTGAGAGCGAACCAAATGCAATTCGTTTTTTGCTCGTGTCATTCCCACATAGAACACACGTCTCTCTACATCTTTATTTCTTCTATACTCTTCATCAACTTTAAAAGATAAGTCAGAAAATAATAAAACATTACTTGCCTCTCCTCCCTTAGATCCATGGATAGTAGAAAGTTTTACTCTTGCCTCATGATTTAAATTTTGATTACGTCTCAACGCTGCTAATAAATAAGCTAACTTTGTTGGGGGTATTCGATCAAGGGCATCATCCCATCTTAACTCCGGGGATAAAAGTAAACCATAATTATTTTTTAACTCTTCGTAAGTATATTCTTTTTCTTCATTAGCTCGTGGCATTGTCTTTGATCCATAACTAACTCCAACATCTACATTCATATAGTGATACATCGCTTTGATACCATCTAGCTTTACTGTTTTGTTTTTTGTTAAACGAGTCCATGTATTAATAGCTAGTAGTAAACGATCACTCACTGATTTAGAATTGTGTCGCTGATAGAATATACCTCTTGTCTTTAACTCTTCTTCTATCTTGTCTAGTAAATAATTAGTACGAGTTAGTATTAACCAATCATCTTTTAAGAAATCTGTATTGACGTAAGGATTAACACGTGTCTTTAATAAACCTTCACGGTCCGTGGCCTTCCAATCTTTATGTACTCTGTCACCTACACGTCCGATCACGGCATTAGCTCTTTGTTGCACGGCTAACGGTACACGGTACGATTGATCAAGGATAATTCTGTTGCCTTTTAATTGTTTAAATCTCCATGGATGTGCGCCTGCCCATTCAAAGATAGCTTGATCATCATCTCCTGCAATGTATGTATGTGTAGAATTTTGAGATAAGATATCAACCATATTCCATTGCACACTACTAAGATCTTGTGCCTCATCAATAATAAGAAGTTTAAGTTTAGGTGCTTCTTTTCTTTTATTAAACTCTACAATCATGTCAGTAAAATCCATGAAACCATTTTGTTTTTTATACTTCTCTAAACCCAGTGCTATCTTACGTAGTTTTAAAAAACCTCCAGGCAAATGTCCTGTTTCTTTTTGACAGAACTGATGCTCAAGACTCACGTCTTTTATTCTTGCTAAGTCTATGATGTTAACAAACTTATCATCCTGCCACCCCATACCATAGCTGTCATATTTATTTGTAGGATTAGATAGTTTTACATTTAACAAATCTGATACTTCTTTATAATCCGCATCGGACATTAACGACGAGTCGGTTAACCCTAACTCCAAGTAAGCTAGACTATGTAATGTTCTAAAGTATTTAAAATCTTTTTTATCGTACTGTGGAAACCGGTCCACGGCACGGGTGATAGCTTCGTTCGCTGCTTTACGAGTGTAGGCAAAGTATCCTATTTGATTTGGTTGTATCCCTTTTGCCAATCCTTCTTCAACTATTGTTAAAAGTTTATGTG